TTTTCTTCATTATAAATTTTAACTCTCTCCATCATATGATTTAAAGTGTAATTTTTTGAGGTTCCGTATGTAATGTCATCAGCAATATCAAAGAGAGTTGCTTTAATTTTATTGTCACCTTTTCTTAAAACTCTTCCTATACTTTGTAAATTTCTAATTTTTGATTTATTTGGTGATGCAAATATGACATTATGCAGATTGCGAATATTAATACCAGTTGAGAAAGTTCCATATGATGCGATAATAATTGCATTATCTTCTTTTTCTGTGATTGTCCGAACTTCTTCTCGATCTTCTGTATCTACGCCTCCGTGAACAAAGAAACATTTTCTGTTTTCTTCCTTGTTACTATTTATGAGATCAAATAAAGGGAGACCGTGTGACTCAACTCTTGTATATAAGATTAAAGTATTACCTTTTTGATCAATGGCTAAATTTTTAATAAAATTATTTCTCTGTGTATGTGTGATTAGATATTGTATTTCATCCTCATAGTTTTCAAATTTTCTTGCTGGATGTTTAAGAGTTAAAACTTTAATATTTAATTTTGATAGATATCCCTTCTTCATTAACTCATCTGTCCGAATAATTTTATAGGTTGGGCCAAACAATCCTTCTAACACCCATTTATGAGTTTGTGTTCCGTCAAGTGTTCCAGTAAATCCATATCGATATTTACAATCAAGTAACTTTGTCATGATACTCACTAGGGATCTTGATTTAAATAGATGAGCCTCATCACCAATTACAACATTAAAGTTTTTAAAATATTTTCGATCAAGTTTATAGATTGATTGCCAAGTTGTGATTGTTACATTCTGATCCGTATTTTTATCTTTGCCTGCATATACTCGATGACAATATTTTGAAGCATTCCAACCATAGTCCTCAAAATCCTTGTACATTTGTTCAACAAGTGATGTTGTCGGAACAACAATTAAAATTTTACGATCATGTTCAATATGATATCTGGTGATTGCATAGATCATTAATGATTTGCCAGATGCAGTTGGTGATAATAATAATTTACGATTATGTTTTAGAGCATCATGAACACCCATAATTTGATATGGTCTGGGTTTGTGTCTGGAAATACTTTTTACATAATCAGTTACACCAGCTGGTGATATCAAATCATTCTCCTCGATTGGTAATCCATAAAATTTACTACCCTCAAATTCATAGGTATAGTCCTTACGATTACAAAATGAAATGATTCGATCTACAAGTCCAGCATAGATCTCATTTCTTCTCATATCAAAAAGACGAATCTTTCCATCCCAATACTTATTACGATATTGTGGCATGAACTTTGCGCCAGGAACTTCAAATGTAAAATAGTCTGAAAGTTCATGATAAACATGTTGTTCGGATTCTACCGTAACAAAAACTTCATTCTTCTTTTTAATGATCAAGTGTGTCATATGTTTTCAATACCTAAATGTTTATCGCCGATACGATTGAATTTTTTATGACTGGTATAATTTAAGAATGATCCTAAAATGTATTTTGCATGTCCATTAGTCGCTGGATTACCTTTATGTAGGTAACTCCAAGTACATGGAAACAAAAGAATTGTTCCTTTTTTTGGTTTAACTTGTAGATTAAAATGGGGAAAAGAAGTTTCACCACCATCAAAATCATCATTAAGATAACAAATAATTGATAAAAATCTTTTTGCAGATTCAATATCTGTGACATCAGCATGAAAATCGTGTTGTTGATTTTCATCACAAAAATATCTTTTGATTCTTAAATGTTCAAATCCATGTTTTTTAGGCCATTGACATGAATGCATATTGGTATCTTTTTTATATTGATTCAATACCAATTGAATTTGTCTGATTATAATTTCAAAAGGTTCTTTAAATTCATGATGTTGCATGATGTCAAGCCTTTGACAATTACAAGCACCGCATATCTTTTGACCACTTTCTGTGTAACACAGACTGAATTTTTTCAATTGTTCTTCTTTCTCTATCCATAATTTTTCATAAGTTTGAATTAAATTATCACAGATAGATGAGGAAAAAACATCATTATAAGCCCTTATAAAATTTGATTCCATCATGCAAATCCAGCTTGAAATTTATGCCATTCAATTGAATTTTTAATTTGATATGTGCGATTCGATATCTGTTTTAAGATACTCTCAATGTAATTGATCATTACATTATAATATTCAACCTTTAAATTTGCATCTGAAACTCTCTCATCAGCATCCATATATCTAATTAATGCGTCTTTATCTCTAACTTTTTTTGGAAAAGGTTCTCTTTCATATACTTCAGGATCAGCTTTTCCTGAATAGTATTCATATCTTTCATGACGAACACTCTTCTGTATCTTCTGAGCTTTCGTTCTTAAAAGAATTAAATTGTTCATTATTTCATGATATTTAGAATGCAACTGAGGAATTTTAATCGATTCTTCATGCATATTATCAATATCAATCTTGCAGTCCTCTTGCCACATGGACTGAATCTTCTCAAGATTTATCATGTAAAATTATTTTTGGGGGTTGTTATCTAGTCTAACACCATTTGGATCGGTAATGTTAAATATAGTGTATTTAAAAGTCACCGATGCAGTAAAGAAACTGTAGTCACGTTGAGATACATCAAACTCTAATGTTGAGAGTGAAATTGGAAATGCATCTTTAAAATTAATTAAAACATTTGATTTGTAATTACTATTTAATACCTGTAAGGTCGCATCTGAAAATTCAAAATAACGAGGATCTCCCTCATCACTTGCACTCGCATTAGTTCTGATATCATCCTTTCGGAGTTGTTTGAATTGTCCTACGGATTCTGGATATCCAAGACCAGTGATCCATTTGTAGATTGCAAGATAGTTTTCCATCTTTTCATCTACTAGAAAACGAACGGTTAAATCATCATATAAAACTTTATCTCCAGGCACAGGAATATCCTTCAAATAAGTTGGTTGAACAGCAGTTCCCATGCTTATTTGAGGTATGTTCGCAGATTGGCAAAGAAAATCAACCTTTGGTGTCTTAGTCAAGATTAACTTAAAACCAAGAGGAGACATATAGTTCCTATTGGCTATCTGTTTGTCAAAGGGTGATACTGAATCAGTCATTTACTTTTTGCAATTTTTTGATTCTCTTAACATAAAGAATCTCAGCGGGTGAGTATAAAATTGGATTTTTCTTTGATCTTTTGATAATAAGTTTTGCAGCTTCTTTATCGTCCATATTACTATTTAGACACAAAAAAAGAGGGGTAATTAACCCCCCTCCTTTTTATTCATCTAATTAAATTTAAGAATCACTTGTCCATACGTCCATGACTTTATAATCAATAAAGAATCCACTATTTAGCATAAACATATCTTGTATCTTTTTCCACTCCGTATAAAAACCATTATCCCACTCATTTCGTGTTCTTGTGTTTGGATGGTGGATTATAACCATGCAAGATTTAATATTTGGATCAAGTTTATTTTGATTTCTAAGGAATTGCATTATTCTATCAAGTCTATAGTAGCCTGAACTCATGCTCATAGAACACCAACCATCTTGATTGCTATAAAACTTTTCTACATCAGATAAAGTATTTTTATGAGGCATGGCAGTGTAATCAATCCATAATAAACCTTTTTCAAGTTTATTTCTTTGGACATCAATAATCTGTTTTGCCTTAGTGATAATTGATTTAATTTTACCCCTTCCAATATTTCCTTTAAATCCAAAACTTTTTAAAGCTTTGGCATTAATATTAGAGTTCCATTCTATTCCACTTGCAACATTATCAATAACATACTTGATAGCGTCTTTTTCTGACATTGATTTTTTCTCAATATCATCTCTCTTGTTTAAAAGATTTCCTAACATCCGAATTTCAGCCTCTGTGAAATCCGAATTAACTTCAAAAGGAATACGAATAGCTGAGATAGTGGTTGCGTGTTTTGAAGAAACAGCAGCATTAACAGAATGACTTCCATCTATTCTTAAATCTGTTCCTTTTTTACCACGACCTTCAAAAACTACAACGAGCAGACCCTTTCCTTTTCCAAAACAATTATCTGTATCTCCATTTACTACGTCGATGCACTCTTTGATATTTCTTTGATGATCTCCATGATGTTGAAATCTTACTTGAAGATAATCCATGAGTTCATGGATATTTAAAGGTTCTTTTCTTTTTTGATAAAAACCATCTTTAATTTGATTAAATAAATCTTTTACTTTATCAAAATCAGGTTCATCGTATTGTGAAAAACCATTGCTTAAATTATAATATTCGTCATTATTTTTAGCATCGACCTCTAGAAGCATTGCGTGTTCTCTCTGACACATTTCTTTATAAGACCCATATGCTAGAATCTCATAAGAAAAATCATCTTTTTGTAAAGCTTCTTTAAATTCTTGACTTGTTGATGAGTGAAGATATTCATCATTTGGAGCTCCTTTATGAACTCCAATATATTTTTTTAAATTAAATAAATTTTTAAACAAATAAAGATAAGCTTCATCTTTATTTGAGCCTAATACAGATTGTTCTGATACGATTGGCATTTTTTTCTCCTTTAGAAAATATAACAATAATCTGAAGCTCCAAACAAATGTCAGATGCTTACAAGAAAATTGTAATTGACTCCTTTAGTATAAAACAAAAAAAGAGAGATGGCAAGCATCTCTCTAAATGTGTTGAAATTGTAATATAAATTACATAAGGTTTGTAACAGCAACTCTTCTGTAGTAACGGTTCGCATTAACAGTAAGTGTTCCTTGTCCTTGTGTTGTACCTTGTGAGAATGGGTTCTCGACCATACCATATCTGGTCTTAAATCCAATCTTAGGTTGGAATGTATCCTGACCCACTGCACGAACCATCTGTAGAGGAACGTATGGGCAATAGAATAATCCAGCGTCATA